CCACAATCGAAGATCAAATGATGCTCGAATATGAGATGGTTCTCGAAGGCGTGCGTAGGTACAACCATGAGAACAACAAGATGCTTGAGAAAGGACTTGAGAGTAAGACAGCACATGGGCGTGCTTTGATATCCTCAGTAATTAATGCGGTTGCTGACGGTGTGCGTGTACTACAAAGTACTACAACCTCTAATAGAGACATCGCTCGTAAAAAACTACGAGACATGAACCCGGAGCAGGTAGCTTACCTCGCTCTGATATCTGTCGTCGATGGTATCAGTAAGCGATACAGTCTCATGAAGGTAGCACGTGCAGTTGGTATGTACATCGAGGACCAAGACCGTATCAGTCGGTGGCTTGAAGCCGAGGGTGACAAGGCCAAATCAGTGATACACCAAGCCAACGAGAAGACTGCTTCAGGCAGACGTAACAAACGTCATGGACTAACCCACAAGATGAACAAGGACGGGTACGAGAACACTGAGTGGGGTAATGAGGAACGCATACACGTGGGCCTCAGAATGGTGGACGTTATCATCACTACGACTGGCATCATTGCCTTACGTAGACAGACAACGGCCCGTAACAAAACAACTACATTCGTGGAGGCGACACCTGCAACACTCGAATGGATTAACAACTTCACCCAATGCAATGAGACTAAGCGACCACGCTACTCACCCTGCATCATCGAACCCAAGGATTGGGAAGGGGTATGGGGAGGAGGTTACTACTCAGATGTTATCAATAGACTACCACTTGTGAGGGCGCACTAATGAGAAAGAGCAGCAGACAATATCTTAAAGACCTCGAAAGCTTGGACCTTAGCCAAGAGTTCAAGTGTGTCAACGCACTACAACGCACACCTTGGCGTACCAACAACCGGGTCATCGAGGTACTGCGTACAGTGTGGGACAGTGGAGAGGAGTGGGCTGGGCTACCACCACGGAATGACCTAGCCTTACCACCTTACCCATTCGATAAGGAACCTGCTGACCTATCTGATTGGGAGCGTGAAGAGTTTAAGAACTGGAGGAAGAGACGTAACAGTGTGTACCAGTTCAATGCTAAGTCCATGTCAAAGCGTATCCAAGTGGAGCGAACTATCCAACTGGCAGAGGACTATCGCAAGCATGACAAGTTCTGGTTTGTCTGGCAGCTAGACTTCCGGGGTCGCAAGTATCCGGTCGAGTCTTTCATGTCACCTCAGGTAGCAGACTGGGGTAAGGCAACCATCGAGTTTGCTAATGGTGTACCTATTATGAATAAGGAGGATGCAGAATGGTTAGCAATTCACGGGGCCAACACGTTCGGAGAGGACAAGATTTCGTTGAAGGAACGTGTGCGCTGGGCCTATGCAAACGAGGAGAATATTGTTCGTACTGCGGAGAACCCGTTAGACTTTCTCTGGTGGACCGAGGCAGACAAACCCTTTCAGTTCTTGGCATGGGTCTTCGAGTGGTACGGATGGCTACGCAAAGGGCGTGGGTTTATCACTCATCAACCTTGTGCAGCAGACGGTACGTGCAACGGGCTTCAACACTTATCAGCAATCTTAAGAGACGAGCGAGGGGGAGCAGCAGTAAACCTAACACCAAGTGATTTGCCTAAGGACATTTACACTGACGTAGCTAATGAGACTAAGCGATTGGTCGAGGCAGATGCTAGGTTAGGAAACGTCATGGCAAAGCAGTGCTTGGAGTTTGGCATTGACCGTAAGATAACCAAGCGTCCGGTAATGATTGTCCCTTACAGTGGCACACAGCATGCCTGTCGAGGGTACATCGAGGAGGCTATCGAGGAGAAGGTAGCGAAGGGAGCACACTCACCTTGGGGTGACGACTACTTCACACCTTCACTGTACCTAGCTGGTCATGTGTGGGCAGCAATTGGTACTGTCATCACAGCAGCACGGGAGGTAATGAACTTCATCAAGGACGTGGGCCGAGCCTACGCTAGACAGAACCAGCCAATGGAATGGTTCACACCTACAGGATTGATGGTCCGTCAGGCATACCCGGAGCTTGAGCTTCGACGTATCAAGACACACATCGACGGGAGTATCATCAAGCTGGCATACCAACACCAGAAGGATGGTACAATTAGCAAGAGCAAGACTGCTTCAGGTGCATCGCCTAACTTCATCCACTCGCTGGATGCAGCAGCGTTAACCCTGACAGTTAACAAGTGTCACGACCAAGGCATCACGGACTTTGCTATGGTACATGACAGCTACGGAACACACAGTCCTAACATGCCAAGACTTGGTAATGTACTGCGTGAGTCATTCGTAGATATGTATGAGAAGCATGACGTTATGCAGGAGTTGTATGACCATGCAGCTAGTAAGATAGGGACCGAGGACTTACCTCCAGTACCTACCAAACGGAACCTAGACCTAAAGAGTATTCTTAAATCTGACTACTTCTTTTCCTAAAGTTCCACTATCGCCCCAACCGTAACACTTACACTTAAGTAACTGTTACAAACTTAAACTAACTTGGAGATATACATGGCTAAATCAGCTAAGATTATGAAAGGCAACGCACTATGGGCAAAGGTTTTTGAACCCGACACCAAGTTCGATGCCAATGGTATTTATTCTGTTAACCTTCTCATCCCTGAAGCAGAGGCAGCAGAAGTTTGTGAGTACCTCGACAGTGTAGTAGAACAACGCTACGCTGAAGAGGTCAAGGCCAAACCAAAACTTAAGAATGGCCTGTCCACAAAACCACCTTATGAACCTGAGTACGACCAGAACGGTGACCCGACTGGTAACATTGAGTTCAAGCTCAAACTCAAGGCTAAGGTACAAGCACGTGATGGTTCTGTCTACTCACAGAAACCTATCGTTGTTGATGCAAAGCGTAAACCTATGGACCCTGAGATTGCTATTGGTAATGGCTCTGTCATTAAGGTAGCTTACGAACCCATCCCCTACATGATGGCAAGCACCAAGCAAGTGGGTGTGTCGCTACGTATGAAAGGCGTACAGGTACTAGACCTGGTTGAATACGGTGGTGGCTCCTCAATGTTCGATGAAGAAGATGGTTACATCTCTGAAGCAGTAGCGAAAGACGACCGTCAAGATATTCCATTCGACAGTGAGGTAGATGATGCCGAAGTTGAAGGGGACTTTTGAGGAGCGTGTCATCAACAAGTTAGAGAAGGCAGGGGTTCAGTTTCAATACGAACCCCATAACCTTCCTTACACAGTAGAACGTCAGTACTATCCTGACCTACTGGTTGGTGACATTTACATAGAGCTGAAGGGTTTCTTCAGACAAGATGCCCAGCGCAAGATGAAAGCTGTCAAAGCACAGCATCCAGACCTAGACATCCGCTTCCTATTCCAACGTGCAAGCAGTCCCGTACACGGGGCTAAGAAACGTAAGGATGGTAGCAAGATGACGTGTGCTGAATGGGCTGACCGTTACGGTTTCGTCTGGGCTGAAGGTGAACAAGTACCTGAGGAGTGGATTAATGAAAGTATTAGCAACAATAAATCTTAAGGAGTTGTTACTCGAACACATCGAGGAGACTGACTCAAACGAACTCATCGAGATGTATCACTTACTCGACGAGGCATGTGTCGAAATCGAAGACGAACTAATCCGCATGGGAGTATGGGAAGAAGATGAATGAAGACAGTGAGTTAATATGCAAAGAGGCTTGTCCACATTGTGGGTCTAGCGATGCAAACGCACTATACTCAGACGGTCATCACTTCTGTTTCTCATGCCACACTTACACTGCTGCTGAAGGAGAGCAACCAATGGTTCAAGAGGCTATCAAGCCAGACTTTACCCCACTCAGAGGGGAACCAAGTGCATTACCTAAGCGTAAGCTTTCCGAGAATACTTGTAAGTTTTGGGGTTACCACGTGGGGGAGATGCACGGGCAACGTGTACAGATAGCAAACTACAAAGACACCAAGGGCCACATAGTAGCTCAGAAGATACGCTTCCCTAACAAGGAGTTCATCTTCAAAGGTAATGCTAAGGCTGCTGGTCTGTATGGTATGCACCTATGGCGTGACGGCGGTAAGAAGATTGTTATCACCGAGGGTGAACTGGACGCACTGTCCATGAGCCAAGCCCTACAAAACAAGTGGCCTGTAGTATCCGTAATCAACGGGGCAGCAGGTGCCAAGAAGAACATTAGTAACAACATCGAATGGCTTGAGAAGTTCGAGAGTGTTGTACTGATGTTCGACCAAGACGACCCCGGACGCAAGGCAGCAGAAGAGTGTGCCTTACTGTTCACACCGGGCAAGGCTAAGATTGCAAAGCTTCCACTCAAGGATGCCAGTGACATGCTCCAAGCAGGACGTGTTAAAGAACTGGTTGACTGTATGTGGGAAGCCAAGGTCCATAGACCAGACGGTATCTTATCCGGTGACGAACTGTGGGACATTGTGTCGGCAGTCGATGACGTGGAGTCGGCAAGCTATCCCTACTCTGGGATTAACGAGAAGACCCAAGGCTTACGCAAGGGTGAGATTGTAACCGTGACTGCTGGTTCAGGCATAGGTAAGTCTCAGTTAACCCGTGAGTTTGCCTATCACTTACTCAAGCAGGGTGAAACCATTGGCTACATTGCGCTTGAGGAAAGCGTTAAGCGTACAGCTCTTGGCCTCATGGCTATTGAGATGAACAAACCAATTCACCTTGGGTCTGACGACATTAACCAAGAGGAGTTGAAAGATGCTTTCACAAATACTGTGGGCAACGGTCGTGTTTATTTGTACGACCATTGGGGTTCTACTGATAGTGAGAACCTGCTTGCAAAAATTCGGTATCTCGTCCGAGGATGTAACTGTAGTTATATCATCCTTGACCATCTTTCTATTGTCGTGTCTGGCATGGGAGACGGTGATGAGCGTAGGCTAATCGACAACACCATGACCAAACTTCGTACACTGACGGAGGAGTTACAGTGTGGACTGATACTTGTGTCCCATCTGAAGCGTCCTTCAGGTGACAAGGGTCACGAAGAGGGAGCCTCTACATCACTGGCACAGCTACGTGGTTCAGCAGCTATCGCCCAGCTTAGTGACATGGTGATTGGCCTCGAACGAAACCAGCAAGACAAAGACAATCCAAACTTAACAACCGTTCGCATCCTCAAGAACCGTTGGACTGGGGAGACGGGCATCGCTTGCCACCTTGAGTACAGCAAAGTCACGGGACGGATGGTCGAAACAATCTTCGATGACGAGGATGAGGAGATAGAGTTTTGAACTTAGCAGACCAACGCATTAGTGGAACACGGAAAGAGTACATCGAGTACCTTTTCCTGCTCTACGACATCGAGACCGAAGACGGAATCGACATGGGTGATTACCCTTCATACGAAGAGTTCTTAGTAATCCGGGAGGAGGAAGCGAACTCATATTACTAGCTACTGCGGAGACAGAGCAATGAGATATATCTTAGACATTGAAACAGACAACCTGTTGAATGATGTAACCACCGTCCACTGTTGCGTACTTCGCAACGTAGACACCGAAGAGGTGATGACATTCCACGGTAATACCATAAAGGATTGCATCCCTATCATGGAGAACGCTGACCAGTTAATAGGTCACAACCTGATTGCCTACGACCTACCAGTTCTTGAGAAGCTGTGGGGTTGGACGTATGAGGGTGACGTTCTCGATACCTTAGTCTGCTCACGTACTATCTGGCCCAACATGATGGAGCTAGACAGTAAGAGCAAGAGACTACCAACCAAGTCTTGGGGTTCACACTCACTGAAGGCATGGGGCTATCGCTTGGGAGAACTTAAGGGTGACTTCAACGATGGGTCTGCCGAAGTGTGGGACGTGTTCAACCAAGAGATGCTTGACTACTGCGTCCAAGATACGATGGTTACCTTACGGTTGCTTGAACGTATCGAGGCCAAGGACTTCTCGAAGGATGCCTTGGACCTTGAGCATAAGATAGCATACGAGATGTTCCGTCAGGAGCTACAGGGTTTTGTGTTCGATGTGCGTGGTGCTGAGAAGCTGTTCGCTGAACTGGCACACCGTAAGCAAGAGATTGAAGATGAGCTACAGTCTACCTTTGAGCCTACTATTGTCGAGCTAAAGACGAAGACCAAGGTCATCCCTTTCAATCCTGCATCCCGTCAACAGATTGCTGACAGGTTAATGAAGCGAGGCTGGGAACCTACCGAGACCACACCGAGTGGTGAGCCGAAGGTGGATGAGAAAGTTCTCGAAAGTATTGACCTACCTGAAGCACGTTTGCTGTCTGAATATCTCATGCTTAACAAACGCTTAGGTCAACTAGCCACCGGGAAACAAGGGTGGCTTAAGGTACAACACAATGGCAAACTTCACGGCAGGGTTAATCACATGGGTGCAGTCACATCACGCTGTACACATAGCAACCCTAACATGGCTCAGGTTCCTTCACTCGGTGCTCCGTATGGTAAGGAATGTAGGTCTCTGTTTACTGTTCCTGATGGTTACAGTCTGCTTGGTGCTGACGCTTCTGGTTTGGAGCTTAGGTGTCTGGCCCATTACATGGCTCTGTATGATGACGGAGCGTATGGAAGAGAAGTTTTAGAGGGTGACATTCACACTGCTAACCAAGAGGCAGCAGGGTTACCCACTCGAAGCAACGCTAAGACATTTATCTATGGCTTCTTATACGGAGCAGGAGACGCAAAGATTGGCTCAATCATTGGCAAGGGTGCGAAGGAAGGTAAGAAGATTAAGAACAAATTCTTGGCGAAGACTCCAGCACTCAAGAAACTTAGAGACGCAGTTAACAAAGCAGCAGAACGTGGATGGATTAAAGGTCTGGATGGCAGACGCATCCCAGTAAGACACGCACACGCTGCACTCAACACCTTACTTCAATCAGCCGGGGCTATCATCTGTAAGCGATGGTACGCACTCATTGCTGATGCCCTTCAAGCTGAGGGTTACACTAGCGAAGACGTTACGATAGTGGCGTTTGTGCATGACGAAGTACAGGTACAGGTAAGAAAAGGTTTAGAGGAGAAGGTCGGTGAACTTATCACTAACGCAATGCGAGACACAGAACGGTACTACAACTTCAGATGCCCACTCGATAGTGAGTACTCAGTTGGAGCTAACTGGGCTGACACGCACTAACCCAAAGACAGGGAAGCCACGTTACTACAAAGATAACAAAGCTACCCACGACAAGAACAACGCACGACAGATGTACGTGGCTGGTAAGTATATCAGCAAGAAGCATCCACTTCATAAGCCCGGTCGATACAAGAACTGGGATGATGCACACAGTCATAAGAAGTTGGACTCAACTACTGATGGCCATGTGTATGCTATCTACAATCCGACATGGCCTACGTGGTTTAAGGTCGGCATGGCAGTGGATGCAGAGGACAGGGTACGTAGTTACCAAACAGCGTGTCCATTCCGTAACTATAAATTAGTATCATACGTGACCACCACACAGAGACGTAAGCTTGAGGCAGTGGCCCATGAGCTATTCCAACAGAATGCTCAAGAGCGTAGAGGTGAGTGGTTTAAGTTAGGCAAGCAACAGGTCGAAGAACTGATGCAACAATTACACGAGTGTAACGAATGGAAATAACATTTATTTTACAACTGATAGTTACCTGTTCGTTTCTCCTCGTGAGTTTAGCGTTCGCTATCAAGCTTTTAGCAGAGGCTTACATAAGCTGGGTAGAGTTTAAGACAGGTTTGCAGATTGCAATACAACAAATGCTTGAGGATGAGGAGGACATCGATGGATAAAGTACTTATGCTTGATGGTGACATCATAGCCTATCAATGTGCTTCTTCCTGCGAACGTCCAGTAAACTGGGGTGATGGGTTATGGACCCTTCACTCCTTTGAGGACGAGGTAAAGTTATCCATTGATAACTACGTGGACAAGCTCAAAGAGCAGTCGGGTATATCTACAGTACAAACAGCTATCTCTAGTGTGAAGAACTTCCGTAAGGATGTGGCCCCTTACTACAAAGAAAATCGTAAGGACATTCGCAAGCCTATGTTACTAGGCTTCGCTAAGGAATACTTGATGAACGCCTACAATGGCTTAATCATGTACGGCTTAGAAGCTGATGACGTGCTGGGTATATACACCTCAAAGTATCCTGAAAGCTACGTGTGCTGGTCCTTAGATAAAGACCTACGCAGTGTACCGGGTTACCATCTTATTGATGGTGTCATCAAAGAGATTACCGAGGAGGAGGCTGACCTAGCTTTCTACACTCAGGTTCTTACTGGTGACATGGTAGACAATTACCCCGGTTGTCCAAGGGTAGGTCCTAAGACAGCAGAGAAAATCCTCAAGGATACAGACAACCCGTGGCAAGCGATAGTAGCTGCCTTTGCTAAGGCTGGTCTTAACGAAGAGCAAGCTATCGAGCAAGCACGACTAGCACGCATCCTACGTCACACAGACTATGATGATAACAACCAAGAAGTAATCTTATGGAGTAATAAATAATGGCAGGTTCAGAATACTACGACAAAAGTAAATACAGCATTGATGCAGTTAGTCCAAGTGAGTGGGATGCTATACGCAGACAGGCTTATGATAATGACCCTGTTAACAACCCATCACATTACAACGCAGGTAACATCGAGACCATTGACTACATCGTCGATGTGCTCGGTGAGTACGACGCTATCCACTACTGCCACGGTAACGTGCTGAAGTATCTAGGTTCCCGTCTGTGGAACAAAGGCAATCCAAAGCAGGATGCCAAGAAAGCACAGTGGTACCTAAACAAAATGATTGAACTAATCGAGAAGACTGAAGGGAAGAATTGGTAATGACCTTAGAAGAATTTGAAACAAAGATTGTAGACTGGGGAACACAGCGAGGCATCCTTCCCAACGTGGACATGATTGCCCAGTTCAACAAGACAATGGAAGAGACCCAAGAGCTGGCACAAGGTATCATCTCGCAGAACAAAGCAGAGGTACGTGATGCCATTGGGGATATCTTCGTAACACTGGTCATGCAGACCCGAGCGTGGGACTTGGACATGCAAGAGTGTGTTACTCAAGCGTGGAACGAAATCAAACACCGTAAAGGTAAGATGGTGAATGGCCAGTTTGTGAAGGAGGCAGAATGATTAAGGTAGACTATTCTCGAAACGAGGGTTTCTCGTGCACCGTCTCCGCGCGTGCATTGATTGGGCGCTTGGTGGAACGGTCCAACGTAGCCCAACTCGGAACGAGGCCCCACCGAAGTAATCGAAGAGTCGGTGCAACGCCCTCTTGCACGACCACAGGGACCTCGTTGGAAGGCGCAATGTTGTAGCGGGGTGCTAGCGGGAACGGCAGCTCGCCCAGCCCAAACTCGTGCACAAGTTCGTCGGGCGAAGTAAGCGTATAGCGTCCGCACATGGCGAGTATAGGATACTACGCTTTGGGCGCGGCGTAACGCTTCCAGAGCGTTGCCACGAGAACGCCACCCAGCGTGATCGCGGCCCCGACAGAGCTGGTCGCTGTTAACTGCCCGTCGTCTTCCCACTGTGAATCCACAACGAGTGCAATGAGCGGCTGGATAAACACCAGCGTGGTGGTAGTCATGAGCGAGACACGCTGCAGCAAGTACAGGTAACTCGCAAAGGTGAGCACCGAGCCAAAGATCGCCAAGTAGAGCAACGCCAAAGTCGGAGTGACCGGTGGTGGCCACGGCATCGACCAGCCCTCCGACACGAGCGCGGCAATCCAGAGTGCAACGGATGTCACCGTGAGAAACCAACTCGTGGCACACAGAGCGTGCACGCTTGAACTCTCCCGCTTGAGAACGAGGCTATAGAACGCGGATAAGACAACGCCACCGCACAAGAGTGCGACTCCTGAGCCTTGGTCCGCGGAAACCGAGGCTCGGTCGCCAAAGATAACGATAATGCCTGCGAGGGCAATCAGCGCTCCCAGAAAATGTCCTAGGGTCACTCGCTCGGTCTTGCTGATGGCTGCGAGAAACGCGGTCAGCAGCGGCAAGGTGCCAAAGAGAATCGATGCGAAGGCGCCGGGAACCGT